ACATTGGACGGTATATATGGCAGTTCATATCTTCACATCTGCCGTGACAATGATGACAACGTCATTATCTACAAAGGCACACAGCACTGGGGCAACGGCGCTCAAGTGACTTTTATGGCAAAGGTCAAAGAACATGGTGTTCGTGATGGCGTAAAGCAGACCATCATCCAGCGCCCGACAAAAGTCAAAATCAACGGCGAAAACTATTAACCCAACGGGGGCTTCGGCCCCCACCAATTAAGGAGAGGAAGATATGTCTAACACTCTGTACGAAATCAGAGCTTTCAACACAAAAGACGGCAAGCAAAATTGCTTTTCCGTGCGCGGCTTCAAGACAGAAACAGATGCCAAAAAAGCGTTCTTGTGTCGCGTACGCAACGCTGGAATGCAGCGCACCAAGCTGATCGAGCTTGGCTTGCCGATCTCATGCTTGGCTGACGAGATTCAGCTTGTCGCCTACAACGAGGCGATGACTTGGCTGGAAGAAATCAAATCATGGAGGGCGGCGTAAGCTGCCCCCACCAACCAAGGAGACAGAAAATGGCACGTAGAAGTTTTAAAATTTTTGGAATTAAAGACGGTGGATCGGAGGAGTGGGTCGATACTGTCAGCAGCCCCAAAGCGGGAAAAGCCGCACATGAGGCAATGAAGAGAGAAGGGTATTACGATTACATCCGTTGCCGCGATTGCTTGGGTGGCTTGCGGTTTGAATACAACTTACGCACAGGAAGGAAGACAGCATGAACAAGACCATCGAAAAGCTACGGGCCATATGCGCCCCGCACGGTGTCGAGGTTGAAGCTTCCCACGATAGCCTTAGCGGCTGGGATATTATCTTTGATGCCCCGCCTAAAATGTGCTGGTCAGGTACGCAAGCAACTGTTGTGTGCTGGCGAGATGATAACATCAGAGGCATTGTCAGCTTTATTCGGAGAGAACTTGAAGATGGCTTTTATGAAGCTGACGATGAAACACTGAGGTTGACAGGCCAATGACCAAGCACACAATGATCCCCTGCCCAGAATGCGACCACACCGATTATCATGGCAAAGTCGAAAAGGAAGTCTACCAGCGTTTCGGTGGAACGCTGGAGCCTGTTGGAGAATGGGTCGATTGCGATTACTGTGATGGCAGTGGCGAAGTTGAGGAGGATGAAGATGAGCGATGAGAAAGTAGTTAAATTTCCCAAACCTCTTTCTGACATTGATCGGCAGTTTCTTGAGCTTGAAAAGCAGCGTGAATTGATCAGGGAGCAAGCGCGACAGCTTGCTTCTGTTCACAAGCCCAAATAGCCGCTATAATGCCCCCAATTCCATTTAGGGGGTGATGACCCATGATCGATCCTGTAAGCGCCTACGCCGCCGCCACAGCCGCCTATAAGGGCGTTAAAATGCTGATACAGGCCGGCAAGGATATTGAAGACGTTTCAAAACATCTTGGGTCTTGGTATGGCGCTGTTGCTGACATTACTCGTGCGGAATCGCAACGCAAGAACACAACGTGGCTGGAAAAAAAACAGCACGGCGAAGCATCAATTGAACAGCAGGCGATGGACATTACGATCCGCGCCAAAAAATTAAAAGAATTTGAATCCGAAATTAAGTTTATGTTGGATTATCGTTTCGGTTTAGGAACCTATGACGAGATGCTTGGCATGAGGCGCAAAATACGTGCTGAACGTGAAGAAACGGTATATCGCGCTATGGAAGCCAAACGTCAAATTAAAAACAACATGGCGATTGCTGCGTTGTCGCTTGGCATAATTTCTGTTTTAGGAGGCGGCATTTATTTGCTTACACTTGTGTTATGACAGGCGCTTGGGTGCTGTACATTATTATATTCTTTGTAAATGGTGAGACGATTGTGTTGGAAAATGATGAAAGATTTAAAACAGAAGATCATTGCTGGGCCGCAGGCATGATAAAGGGGCCGCATCTTTTAGAAAAAACTTCACATATTTTTGGCGTCCCTGTGAGGGGCAGTTTTTCATGTCAGAGGGCAGGGCAGAATGCTTAAAGTTTTATTGATGTCCGTAACGCTGGCTGGCGTTGCCAATCCCACGCACGTTCAGTGCCACCTGTGGAAGCGGATTACTGACAAAAATACTGGTCAGAAAATTTGCGTCTATCGCTTTACAGCGGGGTATGGAGGTCTGGCCTATCATTACCCAACTCACAGCTTCAAAGAATGTCCCAAGGTCTTTTCCTGCGTTTATGAGAAGAAAGACAAACGGCCCACGCTAAACGAGATATTGGATGGGTTGAGGGACGGCTTCTGAGCTATTGAGCGGCCTGCCGTACCTGTGCCGCTGCGTCAGTGCCTCTGAGAGCCTTTATAAGAGCCGCTGTGGCCCCGTCTGCATCAAATTGCATTGTCGGTACTTTCACGCTGTCATACATAGCCTGTGCCTCTGGTGTAGCCGCTTCTGCTGGGGAAGCAATCGCTGCTGATGTCATGTTGCCAACAGCATCTCCTACTGGTTCATCTCCAGCCACAATAGCAGCAGTACCAAGACCTCCAGAAATCATTTGTGTTAAACGTAATATGATAGACACAAGGCGCTCTCTGCCTGCCACATTTCTAACTGCTCTTGAAAACACCAAAGGGTCTTCCGTAACAAGAATGCGAGATATTTCTGCGACTTGATCTTCTGACAATGCTTCAGCCGCTTTGCCAAGTGTTCTTTTAACTATTCTGGCCGTCGATAATGCAGCACCCGACATATTACCATAACTTAAATTAGTGGCCGCATCAGCCATATCAGCAAGATTTGCTGCACTACCCTGACGCTCTATGGCTTTTTGCGTAAACGCTGTCATAGAACCACGTAATGTTTGTCCTTCAGTTGTAAAAGCCTGACGAGATTTTAATATTTTATTGGAAATTTCTTCAAAGCCCTCTGAAGGGTAAAGAGTTTCCAAGTTTAACCTTTCATTTTTACGAAGATCGGCCAAAGTATTAATTAAAGACTGACGCGCATTCTGTCCTGATTTAACTTTTAATGCGGCAGCAAATCCTGTTCTCAATGCTGACAAGCCTTGATCATCAAGTCCAGCCACAAGTTCTTCAAGCTCTTCTGGAGCCATGCTTAAAACTTTTTTACCGCTGTCAAAAATTTCTTTAGTTTTCATAATATCGCGCCAATTATCGCGAGTTTGCTTTAATGGTTCAGAAAAACTATCAATTAAAGTTCTAAGCTCAAGCTCACGGTCTTTAGTGGCTCTTGCAAGTGTTCCATCACCTTTTTTAAAACCTTTGTCTACTTGCTCTGCCAACGCACGGCGCATAATTTCAACCGTTTCTAAATCAAGTGGACGGGTCAAAGACAAAACGCCATCGTTCACTTCAAAAGGTAAAGGCATTTTTTTTGCCTTAAAAATAGTGTTAACTTTTTTGCGTAAAAATGGAAAATCTTGAAGCAATTCTTCAGATACAGCAGAAAGTTGCTGACCAATTTGAGCCTTTTCAATTACCTCTTGGCTTATATTTGGCCCAGATAGTAAATTATTTCGGCTAATTAATTGATTGTTTTCTGGGGCCGAAAATAAGTCTTTATATGCTTGGTCTTCAAGTTTCTTTAATTCTTTGACGTTTTTATTAAACGCCATTGTGATGTTGCCTTCGGGAACTCCGACAGCAAGCCCAGACTGCAATCCTTCAATCGCATCAGTTCTCAAACGATCACTTCTTGCTCTTAATGTGTCTGAAATAATCTCTTGCCCCGCGCCACCTTGAGCAGCGTAGCCACGCAATTCTGTCAAAGCGGATTCGGACATATCAGGCAATATTTCACCGTTTCTAATTCTGTTAACAATTTCTTCCACAGAAATTCCAGAACCCTCGACAATACGCATAATTTCATCTTCAACAGGCTTGGCTAATTTGTTGCCCATTTTTTTTCTTAAATAAGCACCTATACCAGCAGCCCCACCCGTAACAAATTGCATACCTTTTTGAACAGCAGGATTTAAAATAGCTCCAGTAACTGCGCCTTTCGCGCCTTCTTTAAAACGGCTTTCTGCATCTGTTCCTTGTCCTGACCCATATATTGCGCCCTCTACTGCTCCTACAACAGCAGCGCGGCCAAGTGTTGGAACCAAACTTCCCCCTGCGGTAAATGGAGCCGCAGCAATTCCCGGTATTAATGCACCACCTACTTCCAATGCAGTTGCCTCTATCGGAAATGATTCTTTTGCCACATCAATTGATTTTCTTATTTCATCAACCGCTTCAGCGTATGTAACATTTGGAGACATTGATCTGATCAGTGCTTCGATTTCATCTCCATAGCCCAGTGCAGCCCCTTGAGCTAATAAACGCGCTCTTTGAGTATTAGACATTTTTATGTCATATTTTTTTCTAAGTTGTTCTAATTGTGTTTCTTCGGCCATTAATCACTCCCCCAACGCTGCGTCTATTAAAGTTAAAGTTCTTTCGTTTAATGACCCAGCAGGAAGCCTAAGAAGACCCAACAAATATGCTCGACTTAAACTTCTAAAATCAAAATCTGGTGGGAAATTATATGTAGAGCTATCTTCGGCAGTTTCCGTAAGGCTATCAAGGTCTTTAGGCTCATAACCAGCCTCTCCAAGTGGTTTGAGCGCAGAAGTATTTACGTTTAATCCAACAAGATTAAACAAACCATCAGCTTGAAGGTTTGATTGCGTTTCGTATCTTTCAACTAATGACAAAGCACCGGGCAATTTTGTTCCGTAAATTTTTAATGCATTATTATATATTGAAGCTCTCATCCTTGGGCTTAATTTGCCAGTACCCATAAGAGCATTGGTCAACGCAGCCCTAAATGCTCCTGACAAAGAACCAGCAGTGGCAATTGCTGCGACTTCGCCTTCTCTTGCGGCTGTTCCGGGATCAATAACTTTTGCATATTGAACTGCTAGTGAATAATCAGAAACAGGATTATTGTCTCTTTGCGCTTCATCATAAAATCCTGCAATTTGTTTAAATGCTGAACTTATATCTTCAAAAGGTTTTAGTTGCTTTGTAAGATCATCTCGTAAACTATCAGCAAGTCTTAATTGATTTTCACTAAATCCTCTAATATCTACGCCTTCAAAAACTTCATCCCCTATACTTTTTCCTATTGGTGGGTTGGCTGTATATCTCAGCTTGCCATCTCTAGCGTCAACTTTTGATTCTGGCTTTTTAATTGTGTCTTCGGATTTCTTTTCCCCAATATACTGACGCACTCCTACTTTTTTAGATTCTGCGTCTGTAAGAAGAATATTTCCCATACCATCAATAGAAGCATTTGGAACAACTTGTTGTATTTTTGTTAAATCAGCAGGATTTAAAAGAGCAAATGCTTTTAAATCATCAGCAGCACCTGATCCAGCCTTTTCATACTTTGTAAAACCACCAGCAGTTCGCAGCACATTCGCTGAAACTGTCACAGGTGCAGTTCCAGCTTCTTGTTCTGGCGTTAATGTAAACGCTGTGCCTTGCGCTTTGTATGCGGCTATTGCTTCTGGCGTTGTCAATAAATACTGACCAAACGTAGTGCTGCCTGTGCCAGTCGTTTTTGATAAATCATAAAACTTTCCATCACTGCCCATTTGACCAGCCGTCGCACCGTATTGTTTTAATTCGTCAGCGGTGGCGGGTCGATATGTGACTTTACCAGCCTTCGGTTTCAGCGTTGGCGCAAGGCTAAACGCTGTAGAGGCCACTTTCTGATCCCTGTCGCGCTTCTCTTTCTTTTTGGCAGTCAGGTAGTCAAGCGGCACAAGGCCAGCGCCTACGGCAGAGCCAAGCACTGTGGCACCCGGTTGTGATGCCTGCTTGCCCATTTCCAAAAAGAACCGCAGGGAAGCCTCCCAAGGATTGGCATCTTCAACAGGGGCGTACATGGCGCTGGCTGCGTCAAAGGCTTTCTGCGCTCCAGCCTTACTGCCAGAAAGCATTCCCAATGCACCCATCATTTTGTCAAATTCAGTAGTGTCGCTTGCGCCCAGTGCCATGCCCTAGTCCCTATTCTTGGTTCATCAGTTTATACGCGCTAAACAAGCTGCCCAAACCGCTAAGTGTCTGGCCGTATACCGAAGGATCAGCAGCCATCTGTGTGCCTGTCTGGAAGCTCCTAGACGCTTTGCTGTATGGCGTTTGGGACAATGCCCCCAGAGCAAAGTTAAGCTGCTCCTGCGGATAATCCCGCTGATCAAGATAATCAGCGTAAGCCAAATCAAGCGCCCGTTGATCAAGTAGGCGCGTGGCCTCGCCAGATGTAATGAGACCCTGCGCCGTTTGCGCCTGCAAATCAGCCGCTAATGCACCAGCCGATCCATATGCATCCATCTGACCAGCCCGTGCCGCTTCTTCAGTTTCAAATGCACTTCGTAGCGCGTTTTCTGCGCTAAACCGATTGGCACGTTCCGTATCAAAGCGACCAGCAGCAAAGTCTAGAGCCTCGCGCCCTGCCCTTGCTCTGAGGTCTCCAGCGGCCTGTGCGCCCTCTCCTGCCGCTGTGCCTTCCATAATGCCCAGACGTGAGCCGAAAGCACCACCGCCCCTTGCAGCGCGGCTTCTGGCCTCGTTCTGAGCGCGAATTGTTTGCTCTTCAATTTCGCGCACGGCAGGGTTCATGGCGTCTTGGTAAATGTCCATAAACGGCTGCGCTGTTTCCATGCTAAATGGATCGCCCATAAGTTCTGCACGGGTTGCTGCGTCATAGCCTTGGCCCAACGTGTCAGCCACGCCCTCGTATTTATCCAAATACGGCTGGAAAGTATCATCAAGAGTGCCAAGCATTTTCATACCTTCGCGCTCTTGATCTGTTAGCTTGCTGTTATCATCGCCATATGTTGCGATGCGGTCACCCGAATATGTTGGATAGTCAGACGCTGCTATTTCGGCGGCTTTTTCAAATAATGATCGTCCAGCAGAAGAGACCCAAGATGGAACTTCATCTGCGCCATATGTATCAGATGAGCTTGGTAGCTCCGAATATGTTGGTGTGCAGAAACTGCCCATTTAAGCCTCCGTAAATAACGAACCGACTTTGCATAAGCCAAGCCGTTCGTAGAAATTATCTTTGCGATCTATATCGCCAGAATAGACATGGCCCAACTTAACTGGGACGCCAGCCTCCTGACCGATTTTCATAAACTTTTTAATTAGTCGGGTGGCGATGGTAGACTTTCTGTGCTGTCGATAGACGAAAAACCACTTATCAGCCAGACACTTTTTGTCGCTCCACCAGTCGGTCATTTCCGCACCACCAATTGATCCAATAATTCTGCCATCTACTTCAGCGACCAGAACAACGCCATCGTGAATGCATTTGCTAATCGCAGCGACCAGCTTGTCAGACCTGATTGGCGACACATCATGAACTGTTTCGGAGTGCATGACGTGCAGCATTCCGTACAATGCAGATATATCCAGAGGTGTCGCCACTCTGATCATCATTAGCCCATGCCACCCAGTGCGCCCATTTGCCTCTCAGACGCCATCTGACGGGGCATAGGGGCTTGTCCACCGCCTGCGCCACCCTCTATGGCCGCAATAAGCTCTGCAAGCTCTGGCAGCAGTTTCATAAGCACTGAGGCTATTTCTGGTGTGATGACACTGTCGAGCATTGCAAGTTCACGCTCAGACATACTGCCAAGACGCGATACAAGAGCAGCCGCGATTTCTGGCGATGCTTGGCCCATGTCTCTTTGTGGGCGTCTTTCTTCTCGCATATTTGCGCCACGCATATCTGGCATATCTGGCATTTCTGCCTTCATCATATCTTTATTAGGCATTACGTTTCCTTCGCTTTGTATAGCACAGACCAGTCAGTTTTTTCGCAGAAGAAGCCAACCGACCAGCAGATTGGTTCCAGAATTTTTCGATAAATCTTGCCCAGATAGTCGGGCTTGTCTCGCTTGCCGTAGATATAGGCGATTTCGTTGGCTCTGTGTTGGGCTAGGTGACGCCAGAGCTTAACGCCTCTACCTTTACGCATTTGCTTCACAACGTGTACGGCCCATACATGATATCCATTGACGTGTTGTGGCGTCAGGTAATCTCTGGTGAAGCGATAGTCCAACAGCACGTTCTGCCTGCTCATAACGCCCTGCCGCTGTAGTTCGTTGCAGATCACACGGCCACCAATGGACGCGCCTATAAAGCTGCCGACAGGGCCAAATATGCTTCCGACTGCCGCTCCAACGCCTGATTTAACGCCAGATTTTGCTGCGTCTTTAAAATCTTCTCCTGCCAGCAAACCGCCAACCGTGCGACCTATGCCGTAACCATAGCCAACTTTTGGGCTAAATCCTTCAAAAGTCGGCGCTCTTGCATCTTTTCCGAAAGCGAAAGATGATTTAACGCCCGGTACAATAGCATCAGTTATGCTGGCCATTTGACCACCGTTATTACCAAACAAAAACTGCCGACCAATATTGCCGCCAACCATACTGCCCAATTCGCCAGCCGCTGCTTGTTGCATTCTTCTGGCAATTTCTTTTTGGTTTGACGTATTAAAATCAGTATTTCCTGCGGTTCCAAAGGGAGCCTCTTCACCTTCAAATGTCACGCCACCAAAGTCTGGCACAGTGGAGAACGTGCGTGTGCCTGTCTTGACGGGCTTCACAAACTCATACATTGGCATGGCGGCAGTGCCGTAAACGTCTTGCAGGCGCAAGCCTTCAGCAAGTTCTGGCGCGGCCTGAGACTGCATTTGATAGACATCTACTGTCTCCATGCCGTCCTCTTCTGCTGGCAAAACACCTAGAGTTCCATATGGGTCTGGGAGAGCAATTCCGCGCTCATCTGTAAGAGCAATGCCATTTGCGTCATACTGAACTGCCATCAAGTTATCTCCAATAGTGAAGCCACAACGTGCAGCCTGCTGGCCGTTGCTGCCGTGACCTTAATGATTTCGTCCTCTTGAACGGTGAGGGGCTGGGTCAAAAGCTCTACCGTTGTATTAGCACCGATTGCCTTAACTTTAAACAAAGAAAATACAGCGGCTGATGCGTCTGTAATTGTGACTGTAATTGTGTCGGCATTCCCACTGTCTTCGGACACTAGGATTGACTTAATCAAAGTGGTGGTTGCGCTAGGCGCGGTGTACAGCGTTGTGACATTTGTCGTTGTCAGATCGACTTTGGCATTTTTGTAATTATTAGCCATTAGCCCATAAACCACGCTGTAGCTTCAGCCTGATCAACGGCTGTCTGCAAACCCTGCGAGGCTGCAAAATACGTCGCCTGTTTTTCAAGCTCCAAAGTATTTACCAATCGCCCCATATACCCCTGCTGATATTGCTGGGGAGGTGACGGCAATCGCAAAACTGCAAGGGGTGCTGCACTGGTCATCGTAATCCATCCATCTTTGTGTCGATCCGAAGGTCACCAAGCCGCCATTCGTCTTGCGTACCTGTGCTTTCAAATTTTAAAGCAATTTGCCGACCTTTGACGCGAGTGCTGATTTTTTCCGTTGTAGACGTAATGTTGAACGGCCCCTTTATGGTCTCGCTGGCATTGGGATATTTACGAGAGTTCATAAACAAAGATAAATTGCTATTTGCACCCATTGTTATGTCAGGAACAATTCGATCCACCATGTAAAGGTTTTCGCCTTCTGCTGTGATTTCACGGGGCGCTGCCTCAATAAATGCAGTCATGGCTGAACCATCGTCGCTTGTTCCTGTTTCATGGTTGTACAAGAAGCCTTGAGGGCTAAATGCAAATGGTTTCTCGCGGGAACCGAATGCATCGTTCCAAGCCGTTCTGTCCATTGATCCAATCGACCATACTTTTTCGTTGTAATTATAGGTCACATAACTGTCTGGCTCTGGGTTATTTGTCCCTGCTGTGTTTTGGTCAGAGACATAGAACCACGTTACTTCGTTAAATTCGACATTATGACCAGCGACAGTTTTATCAAAAAATGATGTCTGCAATCTATCAAAGACAAAATGCTTTAATGGACATGGTATTTCGTTGATTACGCCATCGTATATATAGAACGATCTATTGCCCATCCAATATGTATTGCCGTCGATTGCAATCATAGAGTTTAAGCCAATTGCGCTAGTGCCAGTACCAAGTAATCTGAACGAAAATATAAATGGCTCACCAACAAATGTCATACCGTAGATGGCCTCGTCGGTGGATATAATTGTTTCTTCTCGCGTGTTAACCAAGGCAACAATTTTGGTTCCAACCTCAAGTCTTTGATCGCCAGCAGTATTAAGTGCTGTTGGAGCAAATTTTGTAAAATCTTCTTGCGTAGACCATCGCACTAACATTGGGTCTAATGTTCCAGAACTTCCATCGGCGGCAACATATACACTGGCTCCAGCAGCAATAAAATGTCTGTCAGGAAAACTAATTACAGTTGCCCGAATTTCCGCAGGGACAGACGCTGCCCCTGCAAGGCTGGACACAAGAACGGCCCTTGCTGTGATTAAGCCAGATGTATCCCAATAATATATCCGTCCACCTCTGACATTAGCAATTAAATCTTCGCCCCAAATATTTAAACTCCATGCAGAGTTTTCAAGATTTACTTGAGACAGAGATAAATCTCTTGGCGTGTTCCATGTTGATTCACCCCAACCACCAACGCCCCAACCAAGAGCAGGAGCAGCACTTTGTGTGCCTAACCCCGCTGCCAAGCCAATAAGATATTTTATATCTATTGTCGTACCGCCGCCTGTGGCACTACTTGTTGCTGCATCGGGTGATTGTATTGAATAAGAATTGGCATCAATATAAGTTATTTGATACCCTGCCATTCTGTTAATTGTTTCGGCAGATATGCCGCCTGTGGCAGTGGCAGAATTTATTACAACCCAATCACCGTCTGAAGCTCCATGTGCATTGTCGGTTACAGTAATAGTTGTGCTTCCACTGGTTACGACCAAAGGATTAGAAAGATTGCTTGTGGTTTTTCGCAGTGGCGTAATATCATAAATTGCGTTGTTTTGAATTATGTACAGATGATTGTGTGTTCCGACAGCTATTCGATCTGTACCATCTACACCTCTCCAAAAAACCATTTTTCGACCAATGCCAGTTAGTGTGGCTTCAGTAGATGTTGTTTCTCCAGCCGAATCTAATGCGTAAAATTTATCTTTTTCCCATCCACCAATTTTTTCTGGGTATCCGTTCACAAAACGAACAAGGTCACTGTCCACATAAAATGGGCCGTTTTTGCCAGCAGAATATTCTGTGGTATCTTTGACGATGCCAGCGTTGTATTTCAGCAATTGCAGTGACATTAGAACATGATCTCGAAATGTGGAGCATCGATAAAAGGCCTTCTGTTTTGATCTCGTCGCGTGTCAACATAACTATTCATAGCGTCTTCTGCGCTTCCTTCCCAAGCACCAAGATCATCAATAGTCCACGCAGCACCCCATCGTATCTTAATCCCCGCAGCCTCTGCGCCTTCTTTCATAGCATCAGCAATCTCATCATATAGGTTCAATTCCCACCGACCACCATCAATGTAAGCCATTAAATCAACGGCGTTGCCGTGAATGTGCTTTGACTTCATGGTTTGTGAAGCCCCCTTTGCAACTAACGCCTTTTGCTCCTCTATCGTCCTGACGCCACAGATCACACTGAAGTCCTGCTTCGTAACGCCTATGGCGTACTTCACGACAGTTACCAGATTTTCGTTGACGCCTTCTAGCCTTGATAGGCTTCGTTTTCCTAACTTGTAGCCCATAATTATTTCCCTGCATATTTACTGATTGCCCGATTTCCAAACCAGAATGCCAAAACTGCGCTGAATAATCCAGATGTCTCCCCATCCCACATGAGATCAACGGCCTGCATCCAGTCTCCACCAGCCTGCGTGACCTTGACCATAATTACTACTTTCGTAGCTACGAACAGTCCGAAAAAGGCATAAGTAACAATAGGACGAACAGAACCCCGAAGACCGTTGATAAATCCTCCAGCGTCGATAGATCGATCATGCTCATACAATCCCCTTGTTTCTTCAATGTCTGCCTGCTTATCTAACTCAACTAGCTTCATTTCAGACCGCTTTTGTGCAAGCTCTGTTTCGATTTGCATCATTTCAATGCGGTGCTTTTGCTGCTGATTGGCCTTAAAGTAATCAAGCACTGACGGCAGAAACGATGATCCGAAGCCTAGCAGGCTTCCCAGAAGAGCCATCATGCTTTTTCACCGTTTATGAAGATGCCAAAACAGCCAGTAAGTGCGCCCATACAGACGCTAACCAAACCCGCTTGGGCATTTGTTACTTGATCTGGGGGGATAGACATAAACCAGTGAACACTTTGATACGTCAGCACCGTAACAGCCAACATCATTATTCGCGGCAAAACTTTGAATTTATCAAACGTCTCTGGTGTCATAATCCTACCCCATCTTTATTAATACAGTCATAAGCATCAAGATAATTGCCGCACTAGCACCAATCATAATCCCTTCTAAACGCTTAATGCGCGTGAAGACCTCCTTAAATTGTATCCGCACCTCTGTTTGCAAAGCAACAACATCCCTTTCCAGCGCAGATACGCGCTCCTCCATATCAGCCATATTCAATCTTCGCCGTAACCGCAATTACTTCTTGGTTTGAATGCTCTCCCGGTTTTAAAGATTGATCAGGATTGCCAATTAGCCGTGCTGGAAATGTCGTTTTTATTATTTGTTGCAAATTTCTAAGAACTATAAAACGCTCAAATTGCTCTTTATGTATTCTTTTCAGTGCAACCGCTCTTATTCCCGTATAAGTATCTCCATCTTCCACAGAAGAAACATTAAAATATCTTGGGTCATCATCAGCAATATTTTTAGGATGAGTTGTAAGTCTGTTCGATTTGTCAACTTTAAATGCGTTATATCTTTTAGGGTCAGGCTCAACAACAATAACATCGCAAACAGCTAAAAACTTATCATTTGCAAAATCAGTTGCAAATTTTGCGGCTGCTGCTTGGGCATCTTTTTCACTTGTGTAAAAAACATTTTCCCAAAGATATCTAGTGGTATACTCTGTCATTATGATGCTCCATAAATGGTTCCGCTATTTGAAAGAGTATAAGAAAGTCCAGCATCAATTGCAGAAGCACCAGCACTACCTAAATTGGCAGATCGGCCACCAGATGCACCCCAGCCACCGCCACCGCCGGCACCGTAAACATAATTACCTGAACTTCCTCCAGCATTGCCAGCAGAGCCACCAGCGCCAGAAACCCAACCTCCAGCACCACCATTGCCGGGAAGTATTCTTCCACCTCTTGCAACTCCAGTTCCGCAGTAACCAGAAGCGTTGGTAAAATACCCAGAACCGCCAGCGCCAGCACCACCGCCTTGACCACCATTAGCGTTGCCTTCAGCAGCACCTGTTGCATTTAATTCGGTGGCATAATCTCCAGCACCTTGACCACCACCCCCGCAATTTCCACTCCCGCCAGAACCGCCACCTCCAGCAATATATGCACCAGCGTGATTGATTACTGTGACCCCAGCTTGCCCAATATACATAGCCCTATAACCAGCATTGCCTATTATCTTTCCATAATTTTCAATAATGCAGTTGGGAGTATCTACATTCATTGCTCCAGAAAAGGCAGCATTACCCCAAACCCAAAAGTTAGCAGGTACGATTAGTGTGCCACCGTCAGAAATAAAATTAGAAGTAGTAACGCTATTATAATTCTCTTGCCCATTCACTAGTGTCTGAGTCGTTAAAGTAACAGGCCCACCACTGCCTCCTGACCCAAATCCTAAAACATTAGTTCCAAAACCTGTCATTTTTACTCCTATGCGTCATTCGCTGCGTCAGTTGTAAAGAACACTTTAACACCCAACAACCTTGCCGCTCCTGTTTGATCATCTGCGCTAGTGTCACGATTAATTTGGAAAAAGCACATATCATTTGCTGCTGGGCTTCCTGCGATTGTCACTGCGCCACTTTCTGCTGAGACCATCAAGTCATTTGACGTACCAGAAAAGGCAAGAGCAGTAGTCGCAACTTGAGTGCCAAAAGCTGTGTTTATGCTTTCGTCACTTGTAATCGCCACCCCAGCTAATTGCCACGCAACCGTTCCAGTATTTGTGCCTGTCACTGTCCAGAAAGGTTGAAAAGTGATCGTGCCTTCATTCCAAGATTTAGGCATGGCGATAGCAAACTGAGCAAAGTCATCCGCATCAGCCGCAAAGTCTAGGACTTTTAAATCAGGCCGTAATGCTGTTGTTTCAACTTGTTCAACATCACTGCAAGGATTGGTTGTACTTGGATACATCGCAACCGCTGGTACGAAAATTGTTTCTTTGCCAGCAACTTTGACCGCTGCACCGCCAGATGTAATGCTAGAATTAAAAGCAGCCGCACCAGCCGCAGACATATCAAGCGTCAAAGCAGTTATTCCAGAACCACCATCATCGCCTTTAAACAAAATGTCTTTGTCTTGCACATTTGCTTGGATGACAAAATCACTAGAACTATTTGTGAATTGACCGATAGATGTACCATCATCTTTAAATATTACATCTGCACCATCAGCATCAAGAACGATGTCACCAGCACTATCCAACGTGATGGTTGTTCCTGTGGCACTCAAGGCACCAGATGAAGTCAAAGTAACTGTTGTTCCTGTGGCTGTGAAAGTGCCGTCAGCCGTAATAGATATGTTAGCTGCTGCTGCTGCTGTATCTGTTGTGGCGATTGCCAACGCACCATCTGCCGCGACAGTTAGCGTTGCTGTGTCGCCTGACGATCCAGTCATTGTAATGACTTTGCCATTTAAATCGATATCATCGACGGTGGCTTGGTTTGCAGTTATAATGTCAGTTACAGTTGTTCCAGCCAGATTTACGTCTGTCAAAAGATCATAAACTACCGCACCTGATCCTGCGCCGTCTGTGGCGATCATTTTGACCTGACCAGCAAGCACCGCAACATTTGCTCCAGAGCCTTGGGTGAATGTCAAAGTTGCAGACGTTGCATTTTCAATTAGCCAAACTTTTGAAACGGTGTTGGGCGCAAGCGTGACTGTACAAGCCTGACCGCCGCCTGTGCATTTGAGATAGAACCTTCGTTCATCACCTTTGGCACCATCTGGAATAGTGACTGTGTGTGTAGAGGCATTCGCGATGGCTTCAGTGCCATAAGCAAATGCCTCTGCAATCATTTCCAAGTTTAGGTTTGTGACTGTTCCCCATGCTCCCGACTGATCGCCAGTCGCCATTTCATTGAGGCGTAAGTCGTTTACATAGGTTGAAGCCATTTTAGTCGATCCTTACAATTGCATTGTTTGCAGTTGCTGCTGGGAATACAATTTTAAAAGTACCACCAGAAACAGAAAAGTCACCGCCAAAATCAAGAATGGCAATTGCGC